TTTGAGGGTTGAAATGCTTAAATCAGATTCAATAACATTGGCGGGATTCGCCAAAAAACCGTATACCATACGACCGTCTGGTAAAGCCATCCCTCTGTAATAGGTATTAACCTTGACAGAATATGCTAAACCAATATTAGTATTCGGTGTAGTCCATCCAGTAGATTTCCAAAGTGGTAGACTTCCTTTTCTAATTTCCAATACTGGGCGTTTGCCGTGATAGAGTCCTACAATACTGCTCATTAAATCACCACCTCAAAATTAGCGACAATATAGTAATCTCTGTCGTTTTCATATTGGCCGAGTGCTTGATACTCAGACAACGTACCGTACCAGCTCTTACTATATTCAGTTAGCGCAGTGTCAATTCTAGCATCCACTTGATCTTGATCTAGTTTGGATTTGGTTTGTTTATCCGTGTATGCGTTAGCTTGTTTAAGAGCTGCTTCAATATCAGGTGCATAGTCATGCCCTTCGGGAAAACGAATCTCTCCAATTGCATCAGCAATCATGCCACCGACTTTATCGAATTTGTCATCGGTGTATTTTGCAAACCGTTCATAGTCAGCCTGTGTCAACGCTGCCGACGGGTCGATAGTTAAATCGATTTGAGCCGAGTTCCCGACAATGGTAAATACCTTGATTAGGATCTCTGTGCTGGTACTACCATTAAATGGCGGGATATAGGCCGAGTGTGACGTCGGTGTCACTGAGTATAGAATCTCACCGACTTCTGGGTCTTCGGCATATAACGCTACCCCTTGCAGGTCATATCCTTCTTTAAGTTCCTTGTCTGGTTCCTTGTTCGTAATAACCGCCTCAATGACGATAGCAGAATCATTACTAATTGCGCTACGCGATACTAAAAAGGACTGCTTAACGTCAACGTCAGTCAGTCCCTCGATAGTGTCATCATCATAGGCCGTGGCCGTGGTGGCTACTCGACTAAAACGCGCAGTTCCCACGTTATTGAGCAGCTTAGCCATTAGTGCCTGGCCTTTTTTTGTGATGACAGATGGTTTAAATTCAGCCACTTTCAGGCCCCCTTCATGTTAATTTCAATTGTTTCAAACGTGTGGACTCCGCTAGCAAGCGTCTCAGTGTTGTTAATCTCATAGGTGCCACTGATATCGTTTGAGAGGATGTAGCTTTCAACGGCTGTCACAACACCACCAACATAGAGATGACCAGTGCCATTAGCGGTGATCTCGTTAGTTGAGTCGATAATCAGATTGGCCGGGACAATCGTGTTGAGCAGATAGTCCAGTTGGTCAACTTGCCCAAGCTTCTCAAGCCACGTCCTGACGACCAGCTTAAAGTCGTTTGGATACTGAGCCAGCTCAACGCGGCCAGCAAACTTCTCCAGCAGAAACTTGAGAAACTTGAACGTGTAAGGTGGGTGGTTCATCATGCTTGCCAGGACGTTAATTCGCCGTGTCTCAAGGTCGATAGACAGATCAGTGGCAATACCTAACATGTTCTCGAATACCGAGATACCCGTGGAATCAGCGGTCATAACATACTGGTTAGCTATCTCTCGGATAGTCTCATCAAACAACTTAGTGACCTGTCCTTGCTCGGCCATGACAAGCTCGTGTATATCAACGACACCGTCGTAGTAGTCAGGTAGTAACTCGTCGAGATTAGGAGTCTCAGCCATTGATTGTCACCTCTCCCAAGACAGGCAGCTCAGATAACTCAGCTGTCTCTGTCAGTTTGAGGTCACTGGGCTGTCCATCAATCAACAAGTCTGTGACGTTGACCACGCCAGGCACCGCTAACACTGCCACAATCATTTGAGCCCGATACATCATCAAGCTATAAGTGCGAGTGCGTGGCAATAACTTTGCCCAGTTATGCCGGACTGATTCAAAGTAGTCAGACAGCACCTTGGTCACAGCGTCAACGAGCTCTTGGGTGCGCGACCCTGTCTCGGTTTGGACTGTCATTGTGATTGGGATAGTCCGTGCTGTCGGGGCTACCACAGTCACCTCATGACCGATAGGTGCCATCCCGATGCCTTGGCCTGGATCATCAGCCGGGTCAATCGCTAACTTAACATCTGTCTGCAATTGTTGACTCGCTGGCATCTCATCATTGTCCAAAATCACGAGCTTAACGGTGCCGCCGCCTTCCCAGGTTGGATAGACCTGCACTGCGCCAACTGTCCCAAGAGACGCAATCATGTCCTGATAATCGGCAATGTTCCCGCCGTAAGCGCCAGTCTTGTAGTCATTGAGAATACGTTGACGATAGTCATCATCAGTTTCAGTATTACGTGCTGGAATGGTCATCTCAATAATCTCGGCATAAGCAACCTGGTCATTTGGCGAGATAGGTAGGATTTGGCCCAGATAATGATTAGGTCCGTCACCCGCTACTTCTGCGGTTAGCTGAGCTGTGCCATCATCCATGAGTTTAGAGACGGCATAAAAATAGGGACTGGCACCAATGCTGGCAAACCGATCCCCAATCTCAACAGGTGTATTAGCACCCTGACTATCTAAAAATTTAGCTGTCACAACCGCTTTAGTGGCTTGATAACGTGTTAGTCCTCGCTCTTCACCGCGGTAATCTAGATACTCGCCAGTGGCTGTTTGTGTGTAGCTATCCAAGATGTTGCGCTGCAATGCAATAACCATTTCAGCAAATGCGTAAGCACTCGGCGCCAATGCGTCGTAGATGATTGAGCCTTCTCGCTTATCAACGCCATCTGGTACGTGGTCCAGTGCTTGGCTCTTAAAATACTCAAAATCATATTGATCCAGCGTCGCAGCATATTCAATTGGTGTCATGTAGTCACCTCGCTTTCTATGTTCAATTTGCCAAACTGTGTGTAGACAGTGGCTTTGACTGCCATGACGCTGCTTTCAACAGCCGTGATATCATTGACAATCACTTGGTCGACTCGGTCATCAGCCAGCAGTGCTTCCGACAACATTCGGCCGACCTCAGCCCGAGCGTAAGGCATTTCCTTACCGACAAGTTCCATCAGGTCATTGCCATATTGGTCACTGTAAATCGGCCAGACAAAACGCTCTGTGCGCAATATCTTTTCCACTGCCTGTCGCATCGCGTCTTGCCCATCCAACGTGCCAACGTGTCGGACGTGACCATCTATCACTTGGTAAGTTAGCGATGGCATTGTGACTTCGGTGACCTCGGCTGTCTCAGGGCTTGTGTCCGTCAAAACATAGTCATCCATTAGGTCTCACCTTCCGTCTTTTCTAAAATGTAAAACGACTGTCCGCCGTCGCCGCGGATCATCACCACACCGTCTCCCGGCTTGAGTGACTCATCAATGGTGACAATCTCGGTGCGCTCACCGTCGCTCTCACGAGTCCGGTCTCGATAGGTCATCTTGACCTTATGTGATTGGACGTGTAGGCCAAGCGTCAACATGGCCTCTGGCAACACCATTTTGTTGTCTAGTTGGACGGATAGCGGCGCAGTGCTGATGACCTTGCCATAAACCAAATCGGCATATTCGTTGGCTTTACCGCCACGGCTGCCAATCATGCCTAAAAGCTGTTCACCTGCCATTAGACCTGCACCTCCAAATCCATTGTCCAGTTCTTAGGGTCAAACTTATGTGTGACCTTAGTGACGGTGACCTGCCGCTTACCAACGCCGATATCTGCTAGACTGTTGACCGATAGCCAAAAACTATCACCAACATCAATCTCAAGCGTGCCAAGCGCTGTGATTTTGAGTGAGCGTGTCTCTTTGTTCTTTTCAGCCAAAATCTGATTAGCCTTGGCCTTCATGGCCGCCGCGTTCATCTTGTCATCCGATACCTTCTCGACAACCTGTAATCGACCCCATCTAGCAGTGGTCCCACCAACAGACGATTGACTTGTTAGCACCGTGTTCTTGGCTTCGCTGGCGCTGTCAGTAGCGGTGCTAGTCGATTTGCCTTGGTCCTTCTTCGAATTTTTGACGACCTTAACCACGTTGGCTGCGTCGTCAATTGAGCGATCATAGGACCAATCGGTGAGCAGTGAGCCATCGCCAATCAACAGGTCAGTCTTTTTGACTGGCATCTTAGCAAGCTCAACCACACCATAGTTATCACGGATAAAAAACTGCTGCCCGGTAGCTGACTTGGTCTCTTTGATATCATCTTGCATCATATCGAAATAGCTCACACCATCCGCCACCTTGGCTGATAACTTATGACTAGATGAGCTGACCACCCGGCTAGTGATACCAGCTAGGTTGCAAACGGTGCTAAATCGTTGTGAGACGGTACCGGCAGGCCAGACAATCGAGTCTTGGTTTTTTAGATAACGTAGTTTGTCATAGGCAGTGATTGAAAACTTTTCGTCGCCAGAATAGCCAATTTTAAAAATATAGCCAAAGAACACTTTGACACCGTCCCAGCTCATGTGGACCTCATCACCGTTTTGTGGTGTCCAGCCCTCATTGACTTCAAGAACATCAAATGTGAGCTCGCCGGCCGCGAAATTGCTGTCTTTAACGTAACTCATGTTAGTAGCCAAGGACTTGATATCCCATTGCTGACTAGAGCCGCGACTATTAACTGATAGGGTTGTTAATTCTGCCATGTGATCACTTCGCTTTCACAGAGCTTGCTGATACCCAGCCACGAGCAGCACCACTTGTCGTTGTGATGTGATAAGGCATCTTGGCACCTGTGGCCACGATACTGATTTTTCGTGTGGCATTGTGTTCAGTCAGACCAGGGCCATGCCCAGCACTATCACGATAGAGCTGCCCGTTGACAACGACAGTCGAACCACGACCAATCTTGTTGTTTGGCTGAGGCCGTGATTGTCCTTTTTTGGGTGTCGTCTTGGCGGGTGTCACCTTGATACGCTTAGCCCGATAGTCTCGGTACTCCGTTAATTCAAGCGTAAATGCAAACTCAATGGAATTGCCATCTTTAAAACCAGAATCGAACGAATCGACAGTTGCCAGCAGATTAATCTTTGAGTCTGATAACACTACCCGAACCGGCTTCTTGGCGTTGGCCATACGATCTAACCAATTGATATATTCTTGCCCGTCATCAAACAGGTTATCACCCGTCGTCCAGTAGGCGTCTGACATGACAATTGGGATTGTAGATGTGATTGATAACGTCTTGAGCTTGCGGTCGGATAACCGTTTAATCTCGCCCAATCCGATAACCGTCACCGACTCACCATCAATTTCGGTCTTGATCATGAGCTCCTTTGGATTAACGGGTAGCTCCATTGTAAAGTTGGTGCTATCGGTGATATAAAGCCCCATATGGGCCATAGGCATCAATCCTCCTAACTGAGACCTGCATTAGCGCGGGCCACAAGATAATCTTCAATTTTTTGCACAATAGATTCAGCGTCTTCTGCCGTTGCACCATTAACCACAATGGCACCAGGTTGGACGTTGACTGTGCTTGAACTGTTTTGGCTAGTTGTGTTGGTTGTTGTGCCAGCACCACCTAAAAGTCCGCCAGTCGCATACTGCGGCGTTGTGGACGGGCCAGTAACCCCAATTGAGCCGTTGCCAAATCCAGGCGAGTTAAGAGCGCTCATCTGGTTGGCTGCGCTAAATGCCGCGTTTGATAATTGCGTCCCAGCTGCAGCAACTGCACCAAGCTCATCAGTCATCCCCTTGGCAGCACCGAGAGTCATAAAGCCCCCGATTTCTGCGAATAATCGAGATGGTGAGTGAATCTTAGCAGCAGCACGAGCAGCCTTATCAGCCTGAGCTACTAAAGCATTAGCGGCAGCAGCAACAGCACCGACTTGAGACCGCATCCCAGCAGCAAGACCAGCACCAATCATGGCGCCAGCGCTCATCGCAGCACCAACAGCGCCATGAGCACCATTAGCAGCCATCATGCCGAGGGCCAAGCCAGCACCTGCTGCGCCAGCAGAACCGGCACGAACACCATTGATAACAGCCTGGGCTAAAGCGGTCCCGGCAGCACCAGCAGATCCAGTGCCACCACGGAAGGCATTAATCAATCCTTGAACAGCATTGCGAGCAAGGTCGCCAATAGCACTCAAACCTTCTTTGACCACGCTGACGGCGCTAACCATAGCCGCTAATGAGCTTGCGGCAGATGCAGCATTAGATGCAATGCTTGAAACGGCGCTGGCAACTAACTTAGTAGCACCAGCCAACGCCAGCATGCCGGCACTAGCAACCAGAGCAGCACCACCGAGAACGGTCAAACCTGCACTGGCAAGTAACGCCATAGTCCCGACGAGCATCAATCCGGCCATAGCCATCATTGCGCCCATCATGACCATCATCAATCCCATCATGGCCATCATACCACCGACCATAATCATCATGAGACCGGCAAAGGCCATAACTGCCATGGCAAACACAAGGACAAGTCCCATCATCGCCATCATGGCACCCATCATCACCATCATGAGACCCATCATCGCCATCATTCCGCCCATCATGACCATCATCAATCCGGTAAACGCCATGATTGACATCGTAAATACAAGCAGCAGTCCGACCATAGCCATCATGCCACCGACCATCACCATCATTAATCCGACCATAGCCATAAGCCCTCCAGCCATGACCATCATCAGGCCAACCATAGCGACCAGTGACATAGCGCCTAATAACATCAGACCCATGCCAGCTATTAGAGCCGCAGGGCCTAAAAGCACAAGTGACAATGACAACATCATCAGGTTAATGGAGGCTTGTAAGCCATAAGTAGCAGCCAACTGTAAGGCAACGCCCAACAGCAGGAAGCCAACACCGGCTAACATCACACCGACACCTAACAGCAGGACACCTGCCCCGATCATTAAGATGGTCGCGCCAAATGCCAACATTGCTGGAATCGCAGCCGTTAGCGCACTGCCAAATACAGCGAAGACGACGACAAGGCCAGCGATGACCAACCCAAATGCTGCCATTGCAATCGCACCCTGTGTTCCTGTTGCAGCAAGTGGTGCCATAGCTAAGGCCATGATTGACACAGCCACACCAAAGATGAGAATACCAGCAGCGCCAGCACTCAGCTTAGAGGCCATGAGCCCTAACACGAGGCCAAGGCCACCGACAACCGCACCAAATGTGGCCATGTTGGCAACTGCGTTTGGACCGGCATTAGCGATGCCTTCCATCGATTTCGCCAGCAAAGCGAGACTGGCAATAACCAGAGCCACACCAGCCATCTTGATCGTGAAATTAACGCCCTTGCCAATCATCTGCTTAAACGACTGCATCTGGCCGCCCGCTTCACCGATTTGCTTTGAAGCACCACCTAACTTGCCAGCAGTTTTGCCAAACTTGCCGATAGCGCCGCCGACCGAATCAAACACGCCGGCTACCTTGCTGACGGCCTTAAACGCGACAAACGCCACGGCTACACCAACTAATGCTTTGGCCAGCACGTTAAGTGTCCCAGGGTCGAGACGGCCTAATGCGTTAAACAGCGCAATAACACCGGCAACTACTAGTCCTTTAGTGTTGGTCTTGAGAATGGCGAATGCACCACCAATCAGCGAAATCGTACTTGGGTCAAGTTTTGCCACCACTTTAATAAGTGATGCAAAGGCGTCAACGACACCAGTCAATGCCTTGCCACCGATTTGGCTAATTGCATTCTTGATGGCTTCGATTTGCTTTGGGCTGAGTGACCTTAAATAACCAGAGAACTCGTTCATTGCTGTTGCCACTGCGCTCATAATTGAGCCTATTGCTTTGGCTGCGGCTGCGATTGGATCTAACGGCTTGCCGCTGATGCTCATTGCATTTTTAACCGAGCCAAACCCATTCTGTAGTTCCTTAAATGCATTGCTTAATTCTTTGGTAGCCCCGGTCTTGGCCAAGTCGGCTTTAAAGTCTTTGACGGCATTTTGCATCTTGTCAAAAGCGGCGAAAGCCTTATCCACCATGGCGTCGAAATTAATCTTGCCGATAACATCCGTCAGGCCAGATACCGCCTTGATGCCGACCTGGCTCATCCTATCGAACGACCCTTGCAGCTTGTTGGTGACTGTTTCTTTGAGCCCATCGACCGCTTGACCGACCGTCTTAAACTTGGTTGCCATCTGAGCAAACGCAGGCGACGTACCAGCCTTAGTGACAGCGTTAAAGAAGTCTTGCGTCTTAACAGTGCCGCCTTGAATATCACTAACTAATTGGCTCGTAGACTTACCCATCGCTTTAGCAACCGCAGCCATACCAGCTGGTGATTGTTGCAGCATGAGTTTAAAGTCAGCCCATTGGACCATCGGCAAAGCAGCCATTTGAGTAGCTTGCGTGGATAAGGTCTTCATGGCCTGTGCTGGGTCTTCTGATGCAGCGGCCAAACCACCGAACCCTTTAACTAACTGTGTGGTGTTTTTAGTACCAACAGCCGCTAACTGGCTATAAGTCGAAGCCATATCAGACGCCGAGTAGATGGTCGCTTGAGCGAAATCTTGTAACTGGCCCTTCACCGAAGCTATTTCTTTAGGGCCCTTGCCAAGGTTTGACATATTGCCTTCAAATGTTTGCCACGTCTTGCTAGCAGAGTCCAGGTCACCAACAAGACCGGTGATAGCTCCCTTAGCAGCGCTAATGCCGGCGGTGATACCATTACCAATCACTTGGGCACCAAGCATTGATTTAAATGGATTGCTCATATTGGCCATTGTCTTGCTAAAGCCGGACATCTTACTGGCTGAACCGCCAAGCCCGCTATCCAGTTTATTGAGTACGCTACTAAAACGATCCTCAAGCACAATAGCCGAGCGAATTGTTGCCATAGGTTACCTCCTTTCTCAAAAAATAAAAAAAGCCAAGGTCAACGCCTGTGTGAGCGCGCCTTGGCTTCTGCTTTCTTCTGTTCCTTTTTCTCTTGTTCTTGACGAATATCAATCCCGGCAACGACCATTGCTTTCTCTTTCACACTGAGTGCTAGCCACTGGCTTGGCAGCCAATGATACTCATTCATTGCGTAAAAGTAATACTCAAACTCGGCACCGTCACCGGACTTAATTAGTTTTTTACTTCGTCACGAACGTTATCAAACTCGTCAGCATCAAAGCCGCTCAACGTTTGAACTTGTTGGCCTAATTCGACATATTCACCGGCCAACAGCATGTTTTTGATGGTGCCTGCTGGGTCGGCTACGGTGTCCCAAGATTCTTGGAGCTGAGCATTGTTAGGGTCTGGACTAACCAAGGCTGCGACAATCAACCCATCAGAAAACTTGTCCTGATCAGTTTCAGCGGTCATGACGCCGGCCCGGTTACGCACTTTGCGAGTGGCGGCCTTGCGCACATTGTCCATCTCTTTTGAAGTCAGTGCCCGAATGATAAATGGGTCTTTAAAACGCTTGAAGTGGACCTCTTTATTGGTCTCAACCGGTTCCACATTTTGAGCTAAAAAGTTTTCAATTGATTGTTGTGCCATTGATTAAATCCTCCTATTATTCGGCGCTGTTGACGCCTGCGAATGCATTGACAAGCTGCGTGTCGTCAAACGTAAAGTCAGTTTCCCAGTCGAGAACACCGTCATCAGAGTTCAGATTTAACACTGGGATTTCATCCAAGTTGACGTCCTTGAGCAGGATTGTCTGTTTACCTGTGCGACTAGTTGTGTCTTCGATTGTTGACGTGATATCAAAATACAGATCGGATTTCCCGTGTGCAAAGTCGAGGCCATACTTGACCCAGTTTGAGTTGATTAAGTAGCCTGACAACGTGCCAGTGCCCTTCATCGATGTAGTCTTGTTCTTGGTAATCCGTGAGCCGATAACCTGGACTTCTTCCTTGTTCTTTTCAAGCTTGGCAGAGAGTTCCTTGAGTTCAATCAATGGGATGTTTTGGTCATTGATTGTGGCGAAAACGGTACCTTCTTTTGAATTGATTGTGTCACGAGCGGACAACACATCAGAGATCGTTTGTAATTCAGCCATGTTTTACCTCCTTTAAACCGTCATGGTCATGTAAAGCTTTTCCATCGCGTCCGTTGGTGTGAATGCCAAGTCGACAATGACTTGATCTGGTTCTTCGCCTGCTCGAACATCGATGTCATCAGCCACGAAATCAGCGATAACGCCTTGGTCTTGGAGACCAATTAAAAAGCTGACCCGATTAGACTTAAACAAGTCTCGGCCAGCTGCGTTGTTGGTGATTTTCCCGATAAAGCTCGATTCAAATGTTTCCTTGGTATCTTCGGCGATAGTATCTAAAGCCCGAATGATACGGTTCTTTTGCAAGTCGGACCGCTTGTCATCCGTGAATGTGTGGAGTGAGTTGATATCTTGCTCAATCACAACAACCCCATCGTTGCGTTGCGTAAATACCAACTTGCCGGCGTTCAGCGCTGCAATGGTGTTGTCATCGTTGAGCTTGCCAGCGACACTTGCGGCGTTTTGATAAACGGCATAGGTGAGGCTTTGATTAAGTGCCACGGCGGCAGATGCAGCAGCCACATAAACGGCAGCAACAGCAGGTGATAACTCGGTGCCGTCACTTAAAATGACGCCATTGGCAACTAATGTGATGCCTTCATAGTCAACTGACAGTGCAACGTTATCAGGGATAACCAGTGTCACCTTCTTACCGACTTCTTCACGCAAACGAGTAACTGCGGATACCATCAGCTTGTGCAATGTGATATTGGCGTCAGGTGTGATAGCCAGCACATCAAAGGCTGTGGTTTCGATAGTGTCGATAACGTCGGCGATTGTGGTGTCGTCAGACCCAGAGCCCTTAGCAGTGGTTCCGCCGGTCAATGTGGCTGTTGTGGTAGCAACGAGCTTGTCTAACAAGTCCTTGCCGTCGTCTGCCTTAGCTGCATCAGTCACCGTCACATCCACGTAGTCATTTGAGACCAGTTGACTAGCAGTGGCGACCACTTGGCGATTGACTTGTTCGGTGCCGAAATAGGTCACGACTGTCACTTGAGGTGTAGTTGGGTCCTTAATCACAGTGATCTTGATTTCGTTACCCTTGAGACCGCCATACTTCGCCTGAAATGTCCATGGCAATGATGGGTCTTCATAGGCTGCCTTAGCGCCCTTGTTGACGTTGTAATACAGAACAGCATCCGTTACTCGGAACGCTTCACGCAGTCCCAAGAACGTCAGATTAGCGCCGGTAAAATCTGTGAGCGTGTAAATATCGGTGCCCAGCACTTTTTTCAAGTCACTGTCTGCGGTGAGACTAATCACGCCGTCCTTTCCCCATTCAGCAGCACTCTTAGCGAGGTAGAGCATTAATCCCCGACTAGCACGCGTTGTCGCTTGCTTACGAGTTGGCGCCTTGACGTTGATGTAAGCACCAGGGCGGCGCTTGTTTAACTTAGTAAATGTGCCTCCAGCCATTACAACAGGCCTCCTTTAAACTTTTTGATCGTGTCTTCGACTTGCTTAGCCGTGTAGTCCTGGCCGTCTTCGAGCGCAGCATTTAAGATGTCACGCTGATAACCAGCCAAGCTTGGGCTGTTAAGCAGATCTTCTTTGGTGTAGGTCGCTGACTTTGGTGTAGCGGCCTTAGTTGTTTCTGCCATGCTTTATTCCTCCTTTAAATTCCATCTCGTTTTGCACCGGTTCGTGATTCACTATTACCACCCGAACGTTGAGGTCGAACGTAAAGCTGAGCGCGTCATTCTGGACTTCAAGCTGCCTGTTCATTAGCTTTGCGTAATTTGGTACCTCAATGAGATAAGCCATCAACTCTTCGGCCATCTGATCTAACGCAGCGTGTGGCTTGCTATCGGGCGGGAAGTAAACCAGCTGATAGCTATAAACCCGCTGTCGATAGTCCATAAACTGGCCATTGTCAGTAACGCGAATCCGGTGCAGATAAAATGAGGGCAAACTAAAACCGCTCGCCTGATTCTCTCGATAAAGCTTGAGGTCAGGCCAACGGTCTTTGATGGTTCGTGCTATTAAGTTCGTAATATCTTCCATGCAATCACCCGAATGCTTTTTGCAGCACTTTGTCTATTTCTGGGCTGATAATCTTGTCGAGGTTCGACTGCAGATCGGCTTCTGTGGACTTTAGCATGTGCTTACCTTCAACCCAGCTTGCTTTTAGACGCTTGCCAATTGCTGGTACATAGAGACCAGGTGTCTGTCGATGGCCTTCTTCCACAAAGGAGGCATACTCTTTCGGGTTGATAACCACAACCGAGAATGCACCACTTGAGTAGTGTGAGCCTTCAATTGACCACGCTCTTCGCAATCCCCCAGTGTCAACAGGTGTGCGTTGCTTGACTTCACGTAGGATATATTCAGCAGCCTTTTGCAACGCAGACTCAATGCCGCGCTTGACTTCGCCACTATCGACTGTGCCGTGAACTCGCTTAGCAAAGGCTTGAAATTCAGCGTCCTCGATGTGTCCCCATCCAGCCATGTAATCACCTACGCTTTCTGGTCAAGCACCATAGCTACTTCTTGATGACTGCCATAGCCGCTATAACCGCGGCTAGCGCGCTTGTAGTGTGTCACCTTGCCATTGATATCAGTCACAGTAATTTCAGCACCAGCCGGTACATCAATCCCCACATCAATCAAAAGTTTGGCGTCATAGCTATCAGTCAAAAACTCAGACTGCTCACCGGGCTTGAGGCCACCTAAGGTGACCTTAGCTGGGATGTTTTCGGCAATCACCGCTGGCTCTAAGTCGTCAAACACCCCGTCTTTCACTGGCACTTGGCCGATGATAGTGGCTTTGTCATGATAGAGCAGATGCAGCGCCTTGGTCACATTTCTAAGCTCTTTAGCTAGCGTCACCAAACCACCACCCGAAATTTGTTGAGCTGTGAGCGATAGTCACTTGTCACTGTGTCGATGCCAGATAACGTCTTATAGACGCTCACGGGGTCACGGTAGCTAACTGATGTGTCACCTTCGCTGATACTCGTGATTGCCTGACCATCGCCATCGGCAGGCTTGAGAAATGCCCGCTCCATCAGAACGTTATTGACCAAGCTGATAATGACCATGTCCAAAGCCACCGGCAATTCGGCGACCTCAACATTGGTGTAGTTAGACACGTCCCACAACACTTTCTCGATGGCATAGTCAATGATGAGATCATAATCAACTTGCTCTTGGCCGTCAGGCAAAGGATTGAGTTTCAACACACGGTCCTTAATCTTGGCATAGCGCGGGAATAAGTCTTCCATGGTTTACACCACCAATGCTAATAAGTCAGCCTTAGTCGCACCTGCTGGATAAGTGATTCCCTTGTCGTCAAGATAAGCCTTGATTTCAGCCACTGTGTTATTGCCAGTAGGCTTAATGCCCGCTTGACTGTCGGGCACTACGCTTTTGGGTCAGTGACCGGTGTCTTGTCTGACACAACAAATGAGATACCCTTGGTCTTTGTCTTTAAGAGCAGGACATCATCATAAGATTGTTCATAGTACAAGTAGTTGCCGCTGTTCTGAGCTGATGGTGCGTCAAAACCGACAAAGCTATACTTTTGTGGTGCAATTTGGACACCGTTGTAAATCAGGAACATTTCGATTTGCTTGGCATCATCGACTTGCTTTGACCCGACTTCAAAGTTAAATGCAGTCTGCATTAAATCAGATGGCACAACCTTGATTGTGACGTCATCCAAGCTATAAACGCTGCGTTGAATATTGTTAGGGTCGGTCAATACTAATTGACGATTGAGCGCGTCAGCACGCTTCAAGATGGCGTTAATCTTAGGTGTTGTGTACAAGATTCGGCCGGAAAGCGGAATGCGCGCTTCGTCGAATTCGACCATGATTTGGTCAAACAATTCAAGAATGTTCTTTTCGTCCACCGTTTCGGTGTAGATGCCACCGTCAGCAGCCTTTTGCTTTTCACTATAAAGTGAGCTAAACATCTGGCGGTCCATTTCAGGCATCTTTTCATCCAAGTTAAATTGCTTGGTAATGTTAGCGATGCTGATAACCATGTTTGATTCATCAACGTCTGAGGGGTCAACCAATGTGGACCAGTAGCGCTCGTTGGTGAGTTCATATGAATCCCAGTCGTTTGAGTAGTTAGCTGCAGGTTGGGTGATAGTACGACGAGCGCGATCACGACGACCTTCATCAATAGTTAAGCGTGGCACCTTGATGTGTTTGGCACCGTCAAAGTTGATGATGCTATTTGATGGTGAGTTCCACAGGTCTTGTGAAAACAGATGACCATCATAAAAAGCTTGTTGGATAGCCGCTTGATAGGCTTCCGCGTAGTTGATTGTTGCCATGTTTGTTCCTCCTAATTTTTAAACGCATCTACTAGCGTTTGTGTTGGGTCTTGGTCAGACGGATTGCCACCAGCAGGGTTGTAGTCTTGCTTGGTGCCTTCATCAAACAGGTAGCTGTCGGATTCATGGATTGCTTGTAACTGGTCTTCAAGCCCACTTAATTGGTCCTTGTCGTCCAGCTTTATTTTATCCATATCTAACAGCCCCTTGACTGCTTTGGGGTTACGTACCTTGGCTTCGACCAAAGCTGTTGAGAGAGCGCCGTTGAGCTTTGTACTTGCAATCTGGTCTTGCAAAGCCTGAGTCTCAGTTGTGTACTTGCTTTGCAATTCACTTAACTGCTTGTTGAGCTCTTCGTTGTCCCCGGCGCCCTTCTTGAGCGACTTGAGGTCCTTGTCACGGTCGGACAGTTGAGTGGTTAAAGTCTCGTTTGCTGCGGCTAATTCATCCGCCTTATCAGCCTTTGACTTGAGCTCTGTCACCGCCTTGCCGTGAGCTGCCATAACCTTGTCGATGGCTTCCTTGTCTAATCCCAATGATTCTAATAGTTCTCGATTCATATTATTGCTTCCTCCTACGTTTTGTTGTCGGGGCGCGACCCCGTGAGAGTGTAAAAAATAGGCCTTTTAACGCCTTACCCAGGGCGAGTTGTTTACTTTAAGACGGTGGCTATAGCAGCAACCAGTGCAATTACGAACATCAAGGCAATAGAAATCCACATCGGAGCCAACACCCATAGCCACGGCCAATTTATGACACTGCACAGCTTGAGCACGATAAACACGATTGTCAGAGTACTCAAGAATCCCATTCCTCCGGTGTTCCTTTTCTTATCCACATCTCACCCTCCTGGTTTTTGATACAAAAATAGCACTCACGTAATTTGTGGGTGCTAATATCTCTTATCCAAATTTGATTGATATTCCTCCAATTCGTCAAGAGCCGCATTTAAATTATCTGCAAAAGAATCAGACGCTTCTTGACTCACGAATGATATCGGTTGGATAACCTTCATGTCGTCGCCCTTACCAACAAGATAGTCGCCGCGGATTTCTTTAGATTTATTGTCTCTTTTGTCAGTCATTCGAAATCACTCCTTTGATGACGAGCCCGTGATTGGGATCGAGTTGAATTCCCTGTACTTTTATTATAGCCCCTTTGTTCAACAAAATCTCAGATTCTTTTTTATATTTCGAGATATATTCAACTGACAAGCCGTGAACTTCCTTATCAACAGACAAGTCAAGAAACACCTTGCTGGAGAACGTTTTAGTCACAGCTGTCTGACGTGTCGTAGACATATAGCCCTCATCAGTTATTTTGGCGGTATCAATTGACGCGAGTTCTGTATTAATTTTTTCAAGTATATTATCCGGGATAGGCGTATTTGCAACTTTAACGGCCCTTTTGAGTGCCTTTGCTTGATTATCACTCAGTCCATCAAAAATATCGGACGGTAATTTTTCAAGTCCTCGAAACACATTCATGTCCTGTCCCAATTCTCGGTCAACCGCTTTTGCCAAACGTTCCTCAGTCTCAGCAGTTTTTTTACCCATGCTACGCCCGTTACGCAAGGCTCTATTGATTTTGCTGTAATCACTGCCAGTATAGTTGATAATGGCATCTTGTTGCTCCACCGGCAGGCCTTTAATATATTTTGCGTGTTCTTTCAGTGTTTTTTGTGTGACTGGCTTATAGCGTCTTTTAATCGGCTTTTTAGGGACCACAGGCTTTTCTGACTTTGGGTCATCTTTGTGCAGCCACTGGTCAAAAGTCATGCTGTCACCAATGAAGCCTTTACCATTAACCGGATCACGTTGCCACCGGCGAGAAGGCAGATCTTCAAGTCCTTCAATCGTGGGCACTGTGGTGCATCGGCAGTGAGCGTGAATCGGAGGATAGTTAGCACCGGCAACGCGTTCACTCACCTTGAATTTCTTTCCATCTAACTTGGCACAAATCTCGCAGGTGTGGCTTTCGAGCGTGGCCAGGTACTCATAGCGCTCAATCCCACCAGCCTCGTAAGAAGCGGCCGTGGCGGTCTCAGACACATGAGCCATCTCGGTGATGACTAGCCGGTGAATCTGACTGCTTGTGAAGTCCTTGAGTGTCTTGTGCATCTCACGCTCAACACGCTCATAGCTATAGCCAAGAAGAACGGCTTTGCTAATCCCGGTGGTCAGCAGGTCTGGTAAATCATTGACCAGGTTGCCCCAAAGCCGACTACTAAAGTTTTTCCCCATCCAAGGCTGACTGACAATCATGTCGACCTCGCCTTGATTGAAGTGAGCAAACTCGCTAGCTATGTCCACACCCGCTTGATTCAGTGTGTAAAGGTTTCGCATGTAAGTCTGCTCATAGTCATCACCTAGTGCTTGAGCAAAGCGCTTCTGCTCGCTGAGCGCCATGCCGGTCATGGTCTGCTGCATCTGAAACTGTAATTCTTGCAGTCGACTGACGCGGCTCGTGATGTACTCAAGGTCAAGCTCATCTTCATAGCCGCCTTGCTTTGCCTTGGCTTTGAACTCATCGAGGCCCATCTGCCAGTTGCTTTTGCGAGCGCCCTTCAATAGCTTTTGAGCAGTCGCCTTATCGATGTCGCCTTTAGTGTCAGCATAGCGCTGATACCAGCCGTCCAGGTCGATGTCAAGCTGACCACGGGCTTCGATAAGTCGCTGAGTTAAGTCATGCTCGTAACTTGCTGACCGGCGAATCGAATCGACTTTGAGCTGCAAAAAACGGCGCTTCCAGTAATTGCGATTATTCATCGTCATCACCGGTTACGTCGTCTTTTTTCTTGTCATCGTCATCGTCTTCTTGCAGCGGATTGGGATTAGCGAAGGGGTCTGGCTGTTGAGCTTTCTCTTCGGCGTCATCGTCCTGCAACTCAAGCTCTTCCTGCCAGTTGTTGACCAGTGGATTGCCCTTGGCGGTGTTCTCACGGCTAGTGACGTCTGATAGCTTAGACACGATATCGGCCTGTTCAACATCATTTCTGATTGAAGCACGTGTCCACGTCTGATTGATTGAGCGCTTGTCTGCATCAGTGACTTTTAGGTCACGCATGATAATCCTCACCAGCTCAGCTAGTCCGTTCTCAAACCAGGTCTGCACTGTTGATACCTTGAGCTCTAGGTTGGAGTACATCATCTTAATTGCAACCCCAGTGTTGTTGCCGGCTTCGAGCTTGGTAGGATTAACGCCTTGTCCAAACACAAATATCTTCTCAAACGTTTGCTCAAGCAGTGAGTTGCGGGCTTCTACAGGTATATCAATGGTCAGCTTATCAACACCGGACTTATCACCAGGGCCAATACTGTTGAGCTTAATTGCTTTGGCGTTCTTGAGGTCATGTTTAAACTGGTCCAAGTTTGCCCCACCATAGTTGGTTAGGACCAGGATAACCTGCTGAACATCATCCACGTCATTGACAAAGCCGTTATATACCTTGTCATAAACATCAATGAGACCTTTGTACTTGTCTAGATCAGGTGTCTCAAACTTGTTGTTCTTGAATGGGATGAATGGCACCACGCCCATGTTGTGTTGGTACACTGAGCTGGTCCCGATATCATCGCCGCTTGATGCATCATAAATCGTAAAGCGATTATCAATTGCTTGCAGGTCTGAGTAGGTGTTGCGCTCTGACTTAAAGGCAGTCACATCCTTGTCAGTCCAATATTCATGCACCGAATACTGCTTGCCAGTGTCTGGGTCAAGCTGATTATAGGTGCGCCGTACGGCCAACAGAACGGGGTCAGCGTCATCTGAATAGATTGGTGTGACCTGGTCTGGCGGAATGACAGCGTACTTGAGTTCATTATCAGCGTCGTGCCAAACATGCAGCCACGCTACGCCAGCAAGTGAGGCGTCAACGACTAACTGATTAAGCGTTGAGCCTAAACGGTCTCCCAGCTTATCAGCAATCTTGTCGTTAAGCTTGTCATCCTCAACGTCAATGATGGGCGCTGACGACGCTACATAATCTGCCTTCTGGTCAATCAAGATTTGGTGGAAGTTGTTTGACACCCGGTTGTCTGCGCTGCGCAGTGGGTCATCCTTGCCTTCTTCGTTGGTCTTTGATTCACCGGCGTTGCGAGCAGTGATGTCATTCTCGTTAAAGTAATAGCTCTTTGATTTTGAATACTTGGCAGTTACTCTTGCCCGCCGTGCATCGGTGTTTTTGAGTAGCTGTTTCATCGCTTTTAAGTCCAAGGTACATATCCCCCCTTATTCATGCTGTCTTCCATGGCATAGCGTGTGGCATCAATCGAGTGGTCATCACCATCAGGATAGCCAGATTTAAAGTTGCCATTTTGGTCTCGTGCTAACTCATAGCCACTAAACTCACGAGCTGTGTTAGGTGCTCGCACTGGGTCAATGATGATTTGTCGCAGGTCTTGCAACCACTTGAATCCGTGGTCACGACTACCCGGCCCCTTGCGTGCGCCAAACACATTGGCACCCCAGTCTCGGAATTCCGCGATTGTTCGTGGGTCTGCTGAATCGGCAGTTATTGGCTCATTACGTTTATTGAGAGCCATGATTTGCTCAACTGCCTCTCGGTTGGATAGGCCAACCTGATAAATCTCATTGAATATAAAAATCCGCTGGCGAGCCACATCATAATAGATGTCCTCATAAGCCAACGGATCATGCGCGAACCCAAAGTCCAGCCCGTGTTTAATGTTGTCGAATGTTGCAATTTCCTCATCGCTGATTTCACGTAGATTGAGGTTTGTGAATACCTCAGCGCCTGTGCCGGTTACTTCACCCATATATTCGTGCTCATAGGCTTTTGGGTTATCTATCTTGAGTTGCTCCGCATCAGCGATAAACTCTTTACCCAGCCAGGCAGGATTGACACTCAGATAGTCTGATGAGTGTACCAGCGTGTCATCTCGTGTGTCTGCTGCTACCACCGCTTGGTTTACCCAGTTGTTCTGACTCTCCGGCGGGTTGTAGCTATAAAAGGTGATAATGCCGCTGCCGCCACGATTAAGCGACTGGTTGATTGACCGAATCTCTTTCATGCCGTTAAAGTCATCGGCTTCTTCATAGTGCTTATACTTCGTGAATCCAACTCGGAACTTTTGGGACTTAATCTTGTTTGGCTTATCAGCACCCTTGAATCTAATCTGCTGGCCCGTTGGCAGGTAAGTGAGTGACATAGGGCTCACAGAGTCGCGCCACAGATGAGACACGTCTAGCGCATCGATAGCCCACAGGTACTGGTCAAACACCGAGTCACGCAGTGTGTTGGCAACTTTCCGCAGAACCACTGCATTGGCTTGCGGGTCACGCATAGTGCCTAACACAATCTCAATTGAGATAAAGCTAGATTTGGTTGATCCACGACCGCCTTTGAGCCAGTAGTTGGCATGCTTGCCATCAACAATATCATGGTGCAAGCCATAAAAACTTGGCGCGATCAGATTAATCAGCTCTGGCATTGCCATCACCCTTTGGCACGTTATCGACAATCACAACCGGGTCAACCTTAACGTTAGCGTCCACCTTATCAGTGAAAGTCCCCCAGCGCCGTGCCATCATCTCTAGTGCTTTGAGCCGCTGTTGACCACTCACTGGCACTTCAACAATCTTGCCATTATTGGCAACCACCTCTTCGAGCATTTCACCATTGGCAAACTTGCTAATTAGCTCAAGCGTTTCCTGCTGGCTGAGTATCTTGCTATCCGAGATAGCCTTCATGCGTTCGTCGATGTAGCTTTTAACATTAGGTTTTATTAGGTTCTCTGAACCAATAGTTGGAGCTGTTTTTTTACTGTAGCCTGCGCTGATAGCGGCCTGAGTAGCATTTCCACTCTCAATAAACGCGTCTGCGAATTTTTGCTGTTTAACCGTTAGTTTCTTGGTAACCAC